GCCGCGCCGCCGACCACAGTTTGTTTTCGGAGAAAAACGCCACATGAACGCGCAGATGAAGATCGAGCAGCGGAACATCGACGACATCCGGCCCTATCCGGGCAACCCCCGCGTCAATGACGCCGCCGTCGAGGCCGTCGCCGCCAGCCTGAAGGAGTTCGGCTGGCGACAGCCGGTCGTGATCGACAGGGACGGCGTGATCATCGTTGGGCACACGAGATGGAAGGCGGCGCGGCGGCTCGGGCTCAAGAAGGTGCCGGTGCATGTCGCCACTGACCTCACCGAGGCCCAGATCAAGGCGTACCGCCTAGCCGACAACCAGACCGCCAGCATCGCCGACTGGGACTACGAGCTGCTGCCCATCGAGCTGAAGGATCTCCAGGGCATGGACTACGACCTGGGCCTGCTGGGCTTCGACCAGGAGGCGCTCGCCAAGCTGCTGGACCCGGGCGTCGGCGATGGCCTGACCGATCCGGACGACGTGCCCGAGCCGCCCGACGAGCCCGTCTCGCGCCGGGGTGACCTATACATCCTCGGCGACCACCGCTTGCTCTGCGGGGACAGCGGCAACGCGGCCGATGTGGACCGGCTCCTGGACGGCGCGCCGGTTCATCTCGTGAACACCGATCCCCCGTATGGGGTCAAGGTCGCCCCGCGCAGCGGCAACGCCATGGTCACCGCGAAGGCGAAGAGGAAGTACGCCGGCCAGCAGGGCATGGACGCCAAGCTTCGCGGCCGGGTCCATGCCACCACGAAGAAGCTTCGCCCGAAGGACCGACCGCTGGAGGGCGACTTCGTCAGCGACGAGGAGTTCGCCAGCCTGCTGCGGGCGTGGTTCGGGAACATCCGGCGCGTCCTGCTGCCCGGCCGGGCGTTCTACATCTGGGGCGGCTACTCGAACATCTGGAACTACCCCAACGCGCTGAAGGACTGCGAGCTGTACTTCTCGCAGATGATCATCTGGGTCAAGGAGCACCCCGTTCTCACGCGCAAGGACTTCATGGGCAACCATGAGTGGTGCTTCTACGGCTGGAAGGAGGGCGCCGCCCACATCTTCCACGGGCCGCCGAACATCAGCGACGTCTGGTCGGTCAAGAAGGTCAACCCGCAGAGCATGATTCACTTGACGGAGAAGCCCGTCGAGCTGGCCGTCCGGTCCCTGCAATACTCGTCCGTGACCGGCGAGAACGTCCTCGACCTGTTCGGCGGATCGGGGTCCACGCTGATCGCGGCGCAGCAGACGGGCCGTCACGCCTTCCTGATGGAGATCGACCCCCTGTACGCGGACGTGATCGTCCAGCGATGGGAAAGGTTCACGGGACGCCAAGCGCAGAGGATTGAGTGCCGCTCGGCGGCGCCGGAAACCCAGACAGCAGCAAAGCCCTAACTCTTCGTGCGGGAGGCCTTCGCTTGGTCGCCAGTGATCCATTCGACAAAACGATCCAGCGGGACGGCGTAGAACTTCATGGCGCTCTTTGGCTTCCACAGCACGCCCGTTGGCTTCACCCGGATTGTGCCAACCTTGCTCCCCTTCTCGTTGACGATGTCATGGTCGTAGTGATGGGGTCGTACGAACTGGTTGTTGTACTTCGGCATACCCGTCTCCTTCCACCCGGCGATGCGCCGAGGAATCGGCATCTGCAAGGAGATTACACCCGAAAGCTGGCGGTCGGGCAAGAAGGCACTTCGTCATCACGCACAGGCCCCGGGCCAAGAAGCGCCCCGGCCGCGGGGACCGGGGCGCTAGAGGTGGCGGGGTCGATGAAGGCGCTACTTGGCCAGCTCGAACTTGCCCCGCTCGGCCTTGCGGAAGCGGCTGTCGCTGCCCTTCTTCTGGCATTCGCGGAGGATCGCAGCGTAGATCGTCGCCGCCGGCGTCTTGCCGCTGGTCTGCCACAGGCCCTTGGCCAGCATCCGCTCGACCATCTCCTTTGTGCTGAGCGGCTCGCCGGCCTCGGTCAGCACCTGCACTGCGGCGTCCAGGCCGCTGGGCTTGCGCTCCTTCTTGGGCTTCTCGGCCTTGGGCTGGCGCTGCTTCTTGGCGGGCGCGGCGTCCTTGGTCGCGTCGGCCTTCGGGGCGGCCTCGGTGCCCTTGGCGGGCTTCTTGCCCGGCCAGGTGCTGGCCCTGCCCCGCAGCCGCTGGGCGCTCTTGATGCGGACCGCCTTCTTGGTCTTCAGGTTCGTCCCGTCCCAGCCGCCGCTGGGGTTCTCCCGGTCGATCCGGACGGGGACGACGCTCCCGCTCACCTTGGCGCTGTACGTCGCGCCGACCTTCACGTCGCTCTTCTTCATGGTTTTCTCCTTGGGCCGGAAAGCGCCGGCCGCGCCGCGGAAGCCCGGTCGCCCGGACGTCCGCGGCGGGGCCGTGCCCCGCGCCGCTCAGCCCGCCGCACGCGGCCGGAGGACGTCGCCGAAGGCGAACCGGCCGTGGCGGTGCCCGCGGTGGGCCTCGACCCGAGGCAGCCACTTCTGGATGCGCCCGGTCTCGGCGACCTGGCGGGCGTACGCCTCGACCCGCCGCGCCCGCTCGGCCGCGCTGCCGTAGGCCTCGTCGCTGGTGAGGTCGAGCCCGCGCCGGGCGGCGGCGAGAATCCGCATGTCGTTCTTCTCTTCGATGTGCATGGCCTTCTCCTTGTCGTTCGCCGTGTTCACGACCGCATGAGGCCATGGAACCGCCGGGGTGCTAAGCCACATTCCCGGAGACATGGCAGATTGTTTTCCGCCACATAGCTTTGCCACAGCGAGAGTTACGGAAGTGCCCGAAGATTCTTCAGACATTCCGGTGAGCCGGATCGACCCCCTGGCGATGACGGTCGGCCAGGCCCGAAGGTGCTGTCGGCCGTCAGCGGCGAGCGAATCGCGGAGGAGATGATCCGGGCGGACATCGAGGCCGGCGCCCCGGTGACGGCCGACGGGCGGGTCAACCTGGTCTACTACGCGGCATGGCTGGTCCAGCAGGAGAGCGCCCGCAGTGAAGCTTGACCCCCGCAAGCTCCGGCCGGCCGAGCTGCTGCGGCTGTTGAACTCCACGCCGCTGGGCGAGGTGGCCAAGCCGCACGCCGTCTACCGGCACCAGAACCTGGCGGGCTACCGCATCGGAGACGGCAAGCGGATCGACCTGATCAAGTACGTGGCCTGGCTGACCGTCGCCCGGCACATCCGCCGGCCGGAAGAGCCGTCGGTGCCCGGCTACGAGGGCATGAAGGCCGCCGCCGCGGAGCGGAACCGGCGGCTGTCGGCTCTCGGCAGGGACATCGGGCCGATCCCGGAGGTGAAGGACCCGCAGCGCCGCGCACGGGCGTCGGAGGACTTCCGCCTGTTCTGCGAGACGTACTTCCCGAACACCTTCTACCTGCCGTGGTCGCCCGACCACCTGAAGGCCGTCGCCCGGATCGAGGACGCCGTCCTGCGCGGCGGCCTGTATGCCTACGCCATGCCGCGCGGCAGCGGCAAGACGGTGATGGTCGAAACCGCCTGCGTCTGGGCCGTCCTCTGCGGCTACCGGCCGTTCGTGGCCCTGATCGGCAGCGACGAGGCCCACGCCGCCGACATGCTCGACAGCATCAAGACCGAGCTGGAGGCCAACGAGCTGCTGCTGGAGGACTTCCCCGAGGTCGCCTACCCGATCCACCGGCTGGAGGGCATCGCCAACCGGTGCCAGGGCCAGACGTGTGACGGCGAGCGCACCCACATCGAGTGGACCGCCAAGCACATCGTGCTGCCGACCATCCCCGGCAGCGCCGCCAGCGGCGCGATCATCCGGGTCGCCGGGATCACCGGCCGCATCCGAGGCATGAAGCACAAGTGCCCCGACGGCAAGACGGTCCGCCCGTCGCTCGTCGTCCTGGACGATCCGCAGACCGACGAGTCGGCCCGGTCGATGTCACAGTGCGCCAACCGGGAGAAGATCCTGGCCGGCGCCGTGCTGGGCCTGGCCGGCCCGGGCGTCAAGATCGCCGGGTTCATGCCCTGCACCGTGATCTCACCCGGCGACATGGCCGACCGCATCCTCGACCGCGACAAGCACCCGCAGTGGCAGGGGGAGCGGACGAAGATGGTGTACTCCTTCCCGACCAACGCCGCCCTGTGGGACAGGTACGCCAGCATCCGGGCCGAGAGCCTCCGAACCGAGGACCGCGGCGCCAAGGCGACGGAGTTCTACCGCGAGCATCGGGCCGAGATGGACGCCGGCGCGAAGGTCGCCTGGGAGGCCCGGTACAACCCCGACGAGCTCTCGGCCGTCCAGCACGCGATGAACCTGAAGCTCCAGGACGAGGCGGCGTTCTTCGCCGAGTACCAGAACGAGCCGGTCGTGGAGCAGGCCGAGGAGGAGATTCTCACGGCCGACCAGGTCGCGGAGAAGGTCAACGGCCGCGGGCGCGGCGAGATCCCCGTGGGGTGCAGCCACGTCACGGCGTTCATCGACGTGCACGACAAGCTGCTGTTCTACGCCGTGGGCGCATGGGAGGACGACTTCACCGGCTACGTCGTGGACTACGGCACGTTCCCCGATCAGAAGCAGGCCTACTTCACGGCCCGCAGCGCCACGCGGACGCTGGGCCGGGTGTTCCCCAGGGCCGGGAAGGAAGGCGCGATCGCGGCCGGGTTGCAGAGGCTGTTGGAGCTGCTGCTGGGCCGGGAGTGGGCGCGGGAGGACGGGGCGGCCCTGCGCGTCGGGCGCTGCCTGATCGACGCGGGCTACGAGGCTGATGTGGTGCACGCGACGATCCGCAGGAGCCCCAGCGCTGCGGTGATCATGCCCAGCCTGGGCCAGGGCATCACGGCCGCGAACAAGCCGATCTCCGAGTACAGCCGCAAGCGGGGCGACCGGATCGGCCACTATTGGTGGATTCCCAGCCCGAGGCGCCGGCGGCTCCTGCGCACGGTGCACATCGACACCAATTACTGGAAGACCTTCGTCCACACGCGGCTGGCGGTGATGCCCGGCGATAAGGGCTGCCTGTCGCTCTTCGGGCAGAAGCCGGCCGAGCACCGGCTCTTCGCCGACCACATCACGGCCGAGTACCGCGTCCGGACCGAGGGCCGGGGCCGGAAGGTCGACGAGTGGAAGCTGCCGCCGTCCAAGTCGGACAACCACTGGTTCGACTGCCTCGTCGGCTGCGCCGTGGCGGCGTCGATGCTGGGCGTGTCGGTCATCGACCCGTCGGCCCGGAACGGGAAGCGGATCAAGCGAAGACGAGCAGCGGTCACGTACTTGTAGGAGTGCATCGATATGGTGACGAAGACGAAGCAGGCAAGCCGCCGGCGGCCGGGCAGGCCGAAGGGCTCGAAGGGCGGGAACGTTGACACGGTGACCGTGGAACCGTCCCGGTGTCCGCGCTGCGGCAGCACCCGCCGAAGCGACTACTACGGCAAGACGGAGCAGACGTTCCGGGGCGAGCATGGTGGTCGGCCGTTCACGCATATCGTCCGGCGACGCACGAAATGCCTGGATTGCGGGCAGACGCGCATCGATAGGGCGTACGAGAACCGGCCCGAGGCTTGACGAGGCGGGGCCACTGCGGGACAATCCCTACCCGGCCGGCTGAGTCCGAGGAAGGTCGTTGCACATGGTCCGAAGGACGCCACGTCTCTGGCGCAAGCTTCAGTCCAAAGGGGCGCCTCCATCGACATGTCTTGGCGCGCGGGACGGTCCCAAGCAGATGAGGCGCACGGTCGATGGACATGAAGTGCTACTGGAGCAGGCTGTGAGGGACGATGGAACTGTGGTGGTGTCTCGGTTCACGGTCTTGGTGGACGGACAGCGCGCTGGATGGGTTCGCTCCAAATCGACCAACAAGTGGATAGGCTCTGACGGAGGCTCCCCGGTCAAGATGGGGACCGCGATACAGCGTCTTGTCCGGGCATTCCTCCAGTCAGAACGCCGGACAAGCAGGGGATAGAGCAACGGGGTAGGCATGGCCAGAGATCTGTATCAAAGCCATCCCCTACACGCAGCCGCCCGAGACAACGATCATGCGACAATGAAGCGGCTACTGGCGGATGGTGCGGATGCAAACGCCAGAGATCGAATTGACGCTACTCCACTTCACGTCGCCGCTGTCCACAACCGGGCGGAAGCTGCGGACATGCTGTTAGCTCATGGCGCCGATATCAACGCGACAGACACCCATGGAAAGGTTCCGCTGCATCTCGCCGCTCAGAATGGGCACCTGGCGGTGACAGACCTGCTGTTGTCGCGGGGAGCCGAAGTGTCAGCCAGGGACAGCGAGGGCAACAGCCCGCTCCACAAGACCGGGCGCGTCGAAGTCGCTGAAATGCTGGTGGCCGCCGGCGCGGACGTGAACGCGAAGGGCAAAGCTAATCAGACGCCGCTGTTCGAGGCGGCGCATTGGGGATGGACAGAAATCGCGGCCTTCCTGATAGACCACGGCGCGACGGTCAATGTCGCCGTCGGTCGCGGCTGGACTCCCCTGCATTCAGCCGCGCAGGAGGGGCACACGGAGCTGGCTGAATTGCTGCTGTCACGCGGTGCCGAGGTGAACGTCCTGTGGTCGAACAGGATCACTCCCTTGGACATGGCGGTTACACGCAACAGAGATGAGGTCGCGGAGTTGCTCCGGCGACACGGGGCGCTACGGGGCAGTGAGTAGGGGATAGCGTGGGGATTCCACCAAGGGCCGACCCACCTAAGGGCCAGCGCACGCCCTTGTGCTGTTTGCTCTGGCGATCCTCGGCTGAGAAACAATTCGGATTCCGAATAGATGTCGCCGGGGACCGTTGATCGGGTCCCGTTAGGGGCGTCTAATAGCATATGAGAAGCGTCCCGCCGGCTTGCCCGGCCGGCCCGCGATAAGCGAATACCGCCCAAGGAACAGGGCCGGCCAGCCCTGAGCCTTCGGAGACGAAGCTGAAGCCCGTCGGATCGTGCACGACGACCCGGCGGGCTTTTTCTTTGGGCTCACGTGGAGCAGGCATGGCGACGTTCGCGGAACAGATGGTCGAGAAGTACCGGACGCTCCTGGCCGACAGCGCGGGGCTGAAGACGGTCACCGTGGACGGCCAGAGCGTCACGTACGGGGAGCTGGAGGAGCGGCTGGCCTACTGGGAGGGCCGCGCGGCCGCCCTGGGCGGCCGGCGGCCCCGGGCGGCCACGATCAAGCTCAGCAGCGGGTTCTGATGATCGCACTGGCGGACAACCCGAAGACCGACCGGGCCGTGGCGGCCCTGGCCGAGCTGGCGCGCGCCTCGCGCTGGCGCTTCGGCTACGACGCCGTCGATGAGAAGGACCGCCGCAAGCCCCCGGCCGCCAACACCAAGAGCGAGGACGACCTGCTCACCCCCGGTAAGCGGAAGAAGCTGACCGGGGCGACGCGGGACATCCACCGCAACTTCGCCATCGCCGGCTGGGCGATCCGCAAGCACCTGGACTACGTCAGCACCTTCAGCTTCCAGAGCCGCACGGGGATCAAGGAGCTGGACGACCGGATCGAGGAGCTGTTCGCCTGGTGGACGCGCCCCCGCAACTGCGACGTGGCGGGCCGGCACAGCCTGGGGCGGCTGATCCGCCTGGCGGAAGCCCGGCGAACGGTGGACGGGGACGTGTTCCTGCTGAAGCTCTCTGACGGCCGCCTCCAGGCCATCGAGGGCGACCGGGTCTGTACCCCGACGCGCGGGCTGCCGGCGGGCGTCAACGCCAAGGAGTTTTCGCACGGGGTCCAGACCGACAAGGCGGGGCGCCCCCGGGCGTACTGCATCTGCAAGCGGTCGCCTCTGGGCGGGTTCGCCTTCGAGCGGATCGTCCGGGCGGCGTTCATGGAGCACCACGGCTTCTTCGACCGCTTCGACCAGCTTCGAGGCGTCTCGCCGCTGGCGCCGGCGGTCAACACGCTGCGGGACTGTTACGAGGGGTACGACTACGCCCTGGCCAAGATGAAGGTAGCGCAGCTCTTCGCCCTGGCCTTCTACCGCCAGCAGGCGGACTTCGAGGGGGAGGTCTACGAGCGGGAGACGGTTGTCCCCGGCGACGAGGGCGCCGCCGAGGGGACCCTCGAGGCCGACGACCAGCAGCGCTACAAGGTGGACTTCGGGCGCGGCCCCATCAAGCTGGAGCTGGACGACGGCGACCGGGCCGAGTTCCTGGAGAGCCGCTCGCCCTCGACGGAGTTCCAGGCCTTCTCGCAGGTGATGGTCGCCACGGCGCTGAAGGCCTTGGACATCCCGTACTCGTTCTACGACGAGGCCCACACGAATTACTCCGGCGCCCGCCAGGCGCTGCTCCAGTACGAGCAGTCGGCCGACGTCAAGCGCCAGGACGTCCGCGACCTGCTGGACCGGCTGACGGCCTGGCGGCTGGGGCACTTCATGGCCGACGGCGTCCTGGAGCTACCCGAGGGGATGGCGCTTCCGGACCTGCGGTGGGAGTGGATCGCCCGCGGCATCCCGTGGATCGACCCGCTGAAAGAGGTCAACGCAGACATCGCGGCCGTCGGCGCGGGCCTGTCGAGCCGAAGCCGGGTGCTCAAGCGGCAGGGCCTGGACTTCGGGGAAGTGGCCCGCGAGCTGGCGAAGGAGAACAAGCTGCTGGCCGAGCTCGGCCTGCCCACCAACGTCTCGCCCGCCAACGCCCAGATCGTGGAGATCGCGTCATAGGAGCAGGCCATGCCATTGCCGTCGCCACGAAAGGACGAGAAGCACGATGACTGGATCAGCCGCTGCATGGGCGATGAGGTCATGGTCGAGGAATACCCCGATGCCGATCAGCGGCGCGCCGTCTGCGAGCGCATTTGGGAGAAGAAGACAAAGCACGTCCCCGTCGCGGCGCTACGGTTCGGGATCGGCGAATTCGAGTTCGGAGACAACGGGGAGGGCGCCAAGACCGCCCCGGTGCGGATGGTTGCGCGGACGGGCAAGCCCATCGAGCACTGGTACTGGGGTCGGGTCGTCCATGACCTGTCGGGCATGCACCTGCATAAGGCCCGCCTGCCCATCGACTACTGCCACGACTACGCCGAGGTGATCGGCTACCTGAACAAGTTCGACCGGCAGGCCGGCCCCGACGGCGTGCCCGACCTGGTCTGCAGCGGCGCGCTGGTGCCCTACAAGGACAGCGACCGGGCCAGCGAGATCGTCTTCAAGGCCCGGGCCGGCGTTCCGTGGGAGGCGTCCATCGACTTCGGGGGCGACGGGATCAAGGTCGAGGAGCTCGACAAGGGCCAGTCGGCCGAGGTGAACGGATACGAGTTCGAGGGGCCGGGGGTGATCATCCGCGAGTGGCCGCTGCGGGGCGTGGCCGTCGTGCCGTACGGAGCGGACATGAACACGTCGAGTGAGTTCGCGGCGGCTGGGAAGGACAGGACCATCCCCGTCACCTTAGTCAACGGAAAGGAACCGGACATGAGTCAGGAACAGCCCGCGGAGCCCCAAGAGGGCGTTGAAGCGGAAGAGCAGCCCAAGCCCCAAGCGGCGGAGCCCGAGGCCCCCGAGGCCGTCGACGGCAACGAAGCGCCCGCCGAGCCCGAACAGGGCGTCGAAGCGGACGAGCCCACGCCGCGGGCCGAGTGCAAGCGGTTCATCGACGCCTTCGGCGACGCAGGCGGCCGGTGGTTCGCCGAGGGCAAGACCTTCGCCGAGGCGCAGCAGCTTCACGCGGCCGGCCTGGAAGAGCAGCTCGCCCAGGCCCGGGCCGAGAACCAGGACCTCCGCAAGCGGCTGGCGGCCGGGCGCGGGGAGGAAGAGCCGGTAGACTTCGCGGCCGTGGACGACTCGCCGCAGGCGAAGCGCTTCGGCGAGCTCCGCCACAAGGTCGGCGAGAACGTCGCCCGCGTCGCCGCCGGCATCAAGTTCGCCAACAGGCAAGACAGCAAGGAGTAACCATCATGGCAATGCCCACTTTGCTCGACATCGCCGCGGCCAACGGCTCCGATGCGGTCGTCGGGCTCATCGACGAGGCCAGCAAGGCCCACCCGGAGCTGACGGCCGGCGCCGCCCGGACGATCCGCGGCGTGCACTACAAGACGCGGGTGCGGACGGCCCTCCCGTCGGTCGGCTTCCGCAACGCCAACGAGGGCGTGGCGGCCACCAAGCCCACCTACGAGAACCGGCTGGTGGAGTGCTACATCCTCAACCCCCGGTGGGAGTGCGACAAGGCCGTCGCGGACAGCTACGAGGACGGCGCCGAGGCGTACATCGCCGAGGACGGCGTGGCCATGCTGGAAGCGGCCATGCAGGCCCTGGCCAGTCAGTTCTACTACGGCACCGGCAAGGACGCGAAGGGCTTCCCCGGCCTGCTGGCCGCCTACGACTCGACCAACATGGTCGTGGACGCCGGCGGGACCACGGCGAATACCGGCTCGTCCGTCTGGGCGGTGCGGTTCGGCCCGCGCGAGGTCACCTGGGTGTACGGCAACGACGGCGACCTGGCCCTCTCGGATGTCACCGAGGAGCGCGTCACCGACGGCAGCGGGAACCCGTTCACGGCCTACTGCCAGGAGATCCTGGCCCGGCCGGGCCTCCAGGTGGCCAGCGTCTACAGCATCGGGCGGATCAAGAAGCTCACCGAGGACAGCGGCAAGGGCCTCACCGACGACCTGATCTCGACGCTGCTGAGCAAGTTCCCCGTCGGCAAGCGCCCGGACGTGCTGTTCATGACCCGCCGGTCGCTGCGGCAGCTCCAGCAGAGCCGCACGGCGACCAACGCCACCGGCGCCCCCGCGCCGATCCCGGACGAGTCGTTCGGCGTGCCCATCCGGGTCACGGACGCCATCGTCGACACCGAGGCCCTGACCCTCTGACGGTCAAGGAGAAGAACCCATGACCATGAACGTTCAGGATGCAACCTTCATCCAGACCAAGGCCCTGCCGGCGGCGGGCGCCTCGGCGGCCACCGACCCCATCGACACCGGCGCCCGGACCGCTCGCGGCGACTTCCTGGCCGACGTGGAGTTCGGGCTGACCGTCCCGGCGACGCCCGACCTGGTGGACACCAAGACCATCACCTACTCCGTCGAGACCGACAACGACGTGGCCTTCGGCTCGGCGAAGGTCATCAACGCCGGGCTGGTGGTCTCGACGGGAGCGGGCGGCGCGGGCGCCGCGGCCGTGGACGAGCGGTTCCGGCTGCCCACCAACGTGGAGCGGTACGTGCGGGTCAAGGCAACGGTGGAGACCGGCGGCGGCGACAACACCGGCGTCAGCATGACCTTCAAGGCCCTGTTCTGACCCATGGCGGCGAGCTTCAACAGCGCGGTTGCCGCCATGGCCAAGGCGATACAAGGCTCGCGGGGCGTGCCGGTGACGTACCACCGCGGCGCGGACGCCCTGCCGCTGACGGCCGTGCCCGCCGAGGACCGCTACCTGGCCGACGACGGCCACGGCCTGCTCCAGCAGCAGTTCGTCCGCGATTACCTGCTGCTGGCGGCGGACCTGGACTTCGGGGCCGGCCCGGCCGAGCCCCAGCGCGGCGACCTGATCAAGGAGGCCATCGCCGGCCAGGTGAAGGTCTACGAGGTGGTCGGCCTCGGCGGCGAGCCGCACTGGCGCTGGTGCGACAGCGGCCACGTGGAGCTGCGGATTCACACGAAGCTCGTCGCCACGGAGCCCGCGTGAGGCATGGACTCGATCATCACACAACCCGTCGTGCAGTACGGCTTCCTGGGCTTCTCGGCGGTCCTACTCGGGATCGTCGTGTGGCTGATCAAGCGGCTGCTGCGCGTCCTCGAGGACAACTCGCGGATCATCGCGGCGTCCACGGAGGCCAGCAAGGAACAGACGCGGATGATCGCGGACCTCCTGAGACTCAACCGGTCGCTGCATGACAAGATCATCAGCCGGCCGTGCATCGCATCGAAGGAAGACTAACGTGGCAGCGAAGGTGGTCGTCATAGCCGAGGCGGTGAAGGACGCCCTGAACGCCGGGAGCTTCAGTCAGGCGTTCGAGGCCGACCGGACCTACCGGCCCGCCCGGGAGCTGACGGAGCTGGCCACGCTGCGGGTGACGGTCGTGCCCCGCAGCGTCGCCGACGAGGCCGCCAGCCGCTCGGGCGACGCGACCGAGTACGGCGTGGACGTGGCCGTGCGGAAGAAGCTCAGCGCCGAGAACGCCGACGCCGAGGCGGACGAGCTGGTGGCCCTCTGCGAGGAGATCATCGCCCACTTCCGGCGGAAGCGGCTGGCGGGCGAGGTCGACGCGATCTGCTCGCGAACGGAGAACGTGCCCGTGTTCTCGGCCGAGCACCTCGAGGAGTCGTGCGTGTTCGTTGGCGTCGTGACGCTGCTGTTCAAGCTGATCGGATAGGAGTTGCCCCATGGGCTGGAACGAGGACGTACGGAACGCGCTGAATGAGCTGGCCGGGGCGATTAGCTGTGCCGGCCTGGCCGGCGGCACCAAGACCGTCGCCGCGGCGGCCACGCCGGAGAAACTCGTGGCCACGGCCACTCCTTGCCGGATGGTCTGGGTCGGCTCGCCCATCGACGCCGCCACCGGCCTGGGCACCAACACGAAGCCGGCCTTCGTCGGTGATTCAGCCGGACAGACGATGCCCCTGACCCCGAGCAACTTCGAGGGCTACTTTCTGCCCATCGACGACGCCAGCAAGGTCTACGTCAAGGTCGGGGCCAATGGGGAGAAGGTCAACTACCGCATCTTCGCATAGGAGTACTCCGACCGCAGTTTATCGCGGTCGGAGCCTCAGACATGGCCAACAACACCACGACAACCTGGCGCTGGAACGGCCGGACCAACGGCAACTGGGAGGGCGCCAATTGGGCCGATGCCGGCGTGGACGTGGACGACTACCCCACCAGGGCTAAGTGCGCCTTGCCGGGGGCAACGGTGATCTTCGAGGGCGGGGCTGCCCAGCCCTGCGCCAACGGCCCCAGCGTGGACTGTTGCGACAACTTGACCATGCTGGTCGAGGCCGGGTACGTCGACTGCGGGGCCACCCAGGTGGGCTGGCCTCTCTGCCAGCCGGAGGTGACGTACTGCTACGCCGACCTGGACCTGCGCCTGGGCTCCGACGCCTGCAAGGACGTTTTCCTCTATGCAGGGACTCTTGCCGACGGTCGGTTCCAGCGCGGCTTCTTCTTCGACGCCGCCACGGCCGAGAAGATCGGGGGCACCCCGCCGGGGTTCCAGCAGATCGTCTGGCAGACCACCAACCCCGTCTTCACCCCCGGCAGCGGCAAGTACTTCAACCTCGGCGGGAAGGTGGAACTGTACCTACGTGCCCCGATGACGCTCGTGGACAACGGGCTGATCTACGGTTGCTGGAACGGCCTGTACGTCTATCCCCAGCGGCCGGAGTACACCTTCGTCAAGCAAGGCAGCGGCTCAGTACCCACCCCGACGGTCTATCCGCCCCGGCTGCCCTCACACCGCAGGCGGCGGTTCATGCCCCGGATCGCCATGGCAGGAGCAAGGTAGATGGCAACCAGGATCGGTTACATCGCGCTGCACTCATCCTTTCAGCCGTTCAGCCCGGAATACAGGCTGTGGCAGGCGGGCAAGCCCTTCCTGTGCGGCTACCACTTCTTCGACGACCCGCCGGTGACGCGGAAGAACAAGGCCCTGGCGGACGCCAATGACGGCCTGGCCAATCCCGACATCGACCTGAGGCCCGAGTTCCGGGCGGTGCGACGGTACGAGGTGCCCGACCCGCCCGCCGGCGGCTACGTTCACGGCTCCTGGTGCCTGTTCAACAAGGAAGAGCCGGAAACAATCATCCGCTGCCTGGAGGCGATTCTGGCGAAGGACCCCGAGTTTCACCTGCTCGTGGTTGTCCGCGAGGGCTACGACAACTTCCGCGCGGCCATCGCCTGGCTCCAGAAGAACGCCCGAAAGCGCCACTACTCCGTCTTCCACCGGGCCGGCGGGAAGCTTCTGCCCATCGAGGGCGACGACCGGGCAACTCTGAAAGACGACCTGTGGCTGTGGCGGAACTGCGACAGGCGGGTCATCGGGAAGGCGATCATCACCCAGCGCCCCGCCTACGCCGAGTGGCTGGAGGCCCTGCGGGCAGAGGGCCCTGAGCCGGCGCACGAGGTCTTCAATCCCCACGACTCGCTGGCCAACGTCATGACGATGGTCGGCTGGGGACAGGAGTCTTTGGGCAAAGCATGAGCGTGATTGCGGACATCGCGGGCGCTGTGGTGACGGCCTTGAACGGGTCCCAGGAGCACCTAGCCGAGTTGAGGCAGTTCACCGGCGTTCTGACGCTGATACGGAAGGTGATGACGGCATGGTGGGCATGGTGACCAAGTCGATGTTCTTCGACACGGCGAAGGTGAAGAAGGCCGTCTCCAGCGGCACGCGCAGGGTCTTGTCGAAGTTCGGGGCGTACGTCCGCACCGCGGCCCGGTCGAGCATCCGCTCGCGGAAGCGCGCCTCGGAACCGGGCCAGCCGCCCAGCTCACACACGGGGCTTCTGAAGCAGTTCATCTTCTTCGCCTACGACCTCCAGCGCGAGACCGTCGTGATCGGCCCCATGCCGCTGAACCGCAAGGTCGGCAACGCGCCCGAGGCCCTCGAGCACGGCGGCGCGTCGGTCGTGGTCGAGGGCCTCCGGCGGCGCCGGCGGAAGCGGCGCGTGAACATTCGGGCCAGGCCGTACATGCGGCCGGCCCTTGAGAAGGAAAGACCCAAGCTCCCGGCGATGTGGCGGGACTCGGTCAGGGCATAGGAGTCAGCCATGAGTCACAAGATCGGCTTGGACTGCAAGCTGTATTACAACACCGGCGGCAACGAGGACCCCATCGTCCCGGGCAACTGGACGGAGCTGGACAACGCCAAAGACGTGACGCTGAACCTGGAGAAGGGCGAGGCGGACGTCACTACCCGCGGCAACTCCGGCTGGCGGGCCACGGCGGGGACGCTCAAGGACGGGTCCATCGAGTTCGAGATGGTCTGGGACACCTCTGACGCGGGGTTCACGGCCCTGAAGGACGCCTACTTCAACGGCGTCTCCATCGGCATCCTGGCCCTGGACGGCGGCGTCAGCGTCAGCGGCTCCCAGGGCCTCGTCGCGGACATGGAGGTCATCAACTTCAGCCGCAACGAGCCCTTGGAGGAAGCGGTGACGGTCAGCGTCACGCTCAAGCCGGCCTACTCCGACGAGCCGCCCCGGTGGGTCACGATTCCGTAGCGCCGCAAGGAGAGCGATATGGCAACCACGGTAACCGCGAAGATCTCCGCCAGCATGTCGGCCAACTGGTCGAAGTCGCTGGCCCTGGGCAACGTGCAGGCGACCCCCAGCCTGTCGGTCTCGCAGCAGTTCACCAACGGCACCGGCGCCAGCAAGGTCGAGCAGGTCGCTCAGGCGTCGGGCTCTATCTCAGCCAGCGGCTCGGCCGACATCGACCTGGCCGGGGCGCTGAGCGACCCGGGCGGCGACACGATCACGTTCACGAAAGTGAAGGGCTTCCTCATCAAGAACACCTCGGCCAGCGGAGACGGCATCAGCGTGGGCGGGACCTTCGCGTCTTGGCTGAAGGCCGCGGGCGACGAGGTGGAAGTGATGCCCGGCGGGGCCTTGCTGCTGATGAACCCGACCGCCGACGGGTACGCCGTAACGCCCACCACCGGCGACACCATGACGCTGACCAACCTCGACAGCGTCAACGCCCAGACCTACGAGGTCGAGGTCATCGGAGAGACCAGCTGATGAGGGCGTTCAAGGACAACTCGGGCCGGGACTGGTCCATCGCCGTCAACACCTCGGCCATCAAGCGGATACGGGCCGAGCTCGACGTGGACCTGATGGACGTGGTCGAGGGCGACCTGCTCCGGCGGCTGTACGCCGACCCGATCCTGCTGGTGGACGTGATCTACGTCGCCTGCAAGCCCCAGGCCGACGAGGCGGGGGTCACGGACGAGCAGTTCGGCGAGGCCATGGCCGGCGACGCCATAGACCGGGCCACGGCGGCGCTGGTGGAGGAGCTCGTAGATTTTTTCCCGAATCGCCGGGACCGGGAGCGGGCCAGGCGGGTCCTGGCGAAGGTCGAGGCCACGGTGGAGCGGATTCAGGACGTGATGGACCTGAAGGCCGACAGCCCGGCGCTGCAGAAGCAGCTCGACCAAATCGTGGAGAGTGTTGGCGCATCCTTCATCGGCTCGCCGGAATCGCCGGCGTCGACCCCGGCCCCCTGACGCTGCGGGAGCTGGCGTGGATGGCCGAGGGCGTGCAGATGCTTCAGTGGGGCCAGACGAGCAGCGTCCTGGCCATGCTGGCCAACGCCAACCGCGACCCGAAGAAGAAGCCCAGCCCCTTCCGGCCCGAGGACTTCAACCCCTGGGCCGGGCGGGAGCGCAGACGGAAACGCGCCGCCGTTAAGGGCGGCATCGAGATGCTGAAGGTTTTCGTCATAGACAAGGAGAAGCGCACATGAGACGAACGCGAAGGATCGGGATGGGGATTCTGGCGGCGGCCCTGGTGCTGCTGTGCCTGGCCGGCTGCGGGAACGTGTACCTGCGGGGCGAGGCGCTGACCGCCGCGGAGACCTCCGCGATGGACGCCTTCGGGGCCGCCCAGCGGGCGGACGCCGAGCCGGCCACGCCCGCCTGGCAGAAGGCGTACCTCCAGGAGAACTTCAAGCAGTGGCGGCTCTTCGTCCGCTCGGCCCGCAAGGACGACGCCTGGGGCCCCAAGCTGGAGGGCGAGTGAACCATGAGCGACCTCGGACTACGCATCCAGGACCTGCTGACCCGCATCCCCGAGGGCCAGCGCCAGGCGGCGTCGGCGCTGCTGGCCGAGTACGGGCCGCGCCTCTTCGAGATGGCCCAGGAGGACGCCTGGGCGTACCTCCGGCGCCTGATGGCCGGGGACATCGAGGCCGTGGCCGAGCTGGACGGCAAGCTGTCCAGCGACGAGTTCATCGCCAAGGTCAAGGCCAACACGGCCCGGTGGGAAAACATCGCCCACTACAACAAGGTCCGCGAGGACCTGCGGAACGAGATGCTCCTTCGGCTGGCGCCCATCGTGATGGGCCTGCTGGCCGCGATGGTGGGCCTTTGACCGCCGCAAGGGCAGGGAGGCGACCGTGAACAAGCTCCGCGAGTTCCTCAGAGGCAAAAAGACCTACATCACCGCCGCCATCGGGCTGCTCGGGGCGGTGGTGGCCTGGGCCGACGGCCAGATCGACGGCGTGGCGCTGCTGGCCGCCGTGTGGGCGGCCGCCCAGGCGTGCTTCATCCGGGCCGGCATGACCAATGGACGCCAGGCAACCCAGCAATAGTCGCCACCCCGCAGGGAAGGCCGGCGGCTTTCGCGTGACGGCGTGGCAGGCGCCTGCGGCCCCGCAACCCCAGGGCCGACCGAGAAGTGGCCGCCTACGCGCCGTTCTGCAGCGCATGCAGGATCTGACCGGCGATCTCCTTCGACATCCGGTAGGTCTTGCAGTGAGCCGTGTGATCGTAGCGCTTCTCGAACGGCATCGTGTCGATCCCATAACGGCTCTTCACGCGCCGTCCAAATGCGCCCATGGCGCCGGCAAGCGTGTTCCAGTCGGCCTCGGGCTTGTTGCTGATGGCGGCGGCGAGTTCCTGCACGGTCACCCAGGTGCCCGCCTTCTCCGCCATGGCCTTGAGCACGTCCCGCATTGTCTGGGCCGACTCCTGGATCATTCGGCGCAACCGCGCCGAGGTCCAGTCGTCCGCGCCGGCAACGGGGGTCTCGGCAGGCGCGCTCATGGGGCCGGGGCCGGCGCTGTCCAGTTGGGCGATGAACCCGTAGACCTTCGAGAGGTGATGCTTGGGAACCATGACGGCGACGAGTTCGTTCTCGGACATGGCTATGCTCCTTTCTTGGCTAATGTCCACTGACATATTGTACGCATAGGCAGAGCTATGTCAACCATTGGTCACGGTATTTATTCACTCGCTCGGCATGGCCAGGGCAAAGAACTCGGTTAAGCCATTATTTCAAAGTGGCTTACCTGAAAGGCCTTACGCCGAGAGTATTTTGGAAATATGGCCAATCCCAACGCAATCCGGGCTGGCCGGGCGTACGTGGAGCTGTTCGCCAAGGACGGCCGGCTGGTCAAGGGCCTCCAGCGGGCGTCCGCGCGGCTGAAGGCCTTCGCGGCCGGGGTGACGAACATCGGCAAGAAGGCCATGCTCGCCGGCGCCGCCGTGACCGCGCCGCTTCTGTGGAGCGTCAAGGCCTTCGCCAGCATGGGCGACAAGCTGGACAAGATGGCCAACCGCACCGGGGCATCGGTCGAGGCGCTGTCGGAGCTGGCCTACGCCGCCGAGCAGACCGGCGCGGGCATCGACATCTTCGAGAAGGCCGTGGGCGCCATGCAGCGGTCCATCCGCGACGCGGGGCGCGGCCTGGAGACCAAGACGCTGGCGCTCAAGCACTTGGGGCTGTCCTACAAGGCCCTCCAGGGCCTCAGCCCCGACCGGCAGTTCATGGCCATCGCCGAGGCGATCAGCCGGGTTGACGACCCCACACAGCGCGCCGCGATCAGCATGGAGCTGTTCGGGCGCTCCGGCCGGCAGCTCATGCCCATGCTGCTGGGCGGCGCCCGGGGCATCGCGGCCCTCCGGGAGCAGGCCCACAAGCTGGGGTTGACGATGTCCACGGAGGACGCCGCCGCGGCGGCGAAGCTCACCGACGACATGAACAGCCTCTGGAACGTCGTCAAGCGAGGCGTGTTCACCATCGGCTCGGCTTTGGCGCCGCTGCTGGACCGGCTGGTCAACTGGCTGACGCCCATCGTCGTCCAGGTCGGCGCGTGGATCAGGCAGAACAAGGGCCTGGTCATCGCCCTGGCGGCCGTGGGAGGCGGCATCCTGGCTGCCGGCGCCGCGATCACCGTTCTCGGCGGCATCCTCTCGGGCCTCGGCACGGTCCTGGGCGTCGTCGCCGTGGCGTTCAAGGTCCTGGCCGTCGCCGTTGCCTTCTTGGTCAGTCCCATCGGGATGGTCATGGTCGCGCTGGGGGCGCTGGGCGCGTACCTGGTGTATTCGACAGAAGCCGGCGGCAAGGCCCTGGGCTGGCTGGGCAAGAAGTTCGCCGTCCTGAAGGAGGACGCCCTGACCGCCTGCCAGGGGATCACCGACGCCCTGGCCGCCGGCGACATCGGCCTGGCGGCGAAGATCCTGTGGCTGAGCCTCAAGCTGGCGTGGTTCCAGGGCATCGGCTGGCTCAAGAAGCTCTGGCACGGCTTCAAGCGGTGGTTCCTGGTCATGGGCCACAAGGCCTTCAGCGGCCTGCTGGTGATCGGGGAGTACATCTGGCACGGCCTGAAGGTCGCCTGGATCGAGCTGACCTGCTTCCTCTCCCAGACCTGGACGCGCTTCACCACGGCGATCCACAAGGCGTGGAACTGGGTCGGCAACAAGCTGACCAAGGCGTGGAACAAGATCAAGGGCCTCTTCAGCAAGAGCTTCGACGCCGAGGCCGCCAACCGCGCCGCCGACCAGGCCTACGAGGCGGGCATCCGGGAGCTGGAGAGGAAGAAGCAGCGGGAGCTGGCCGAGCGCGAGCGCCGCCGCCTGGACGAGCGGCGCCGGGCCAAGGACGTCCACGACGCGACGCTGCGGCACATCGTGGACGAGCACGACGCCGTCGAGAAGAACCTTGACGCCGAGTACGACAAGAAGGTCCGCCTGGCCGAGGAGGCCGTCCGCAAGGCCCGCGACGACCTGAAGGCGGCCGCGGCCGAGGCCAAGCGGAAGCGCACGGCCAAGGAGCGGGAGGAGGACGAGGACCCTGGCAAGCTGGAAGGCCCGGGCAGCCTGGATGACATCATGTCCCGGATCGGCGCCGTCGCCACCGACTTCCGGAAGATGACCGACAAGATCACCGTCCGGGGGACCTTCAGCGCGGCCGCGGCCTTCGGCCTGGCCGCCCAGTCCAGCGCCGCCGACCGCACGGCCAAGGCGACCGAGGACACCGCCCGCAACACCAAGAAGATCAACGACGAGCAGAAACGGGGCCAGAGGTTCGCCTGATGCCCGTGACCGTGAACGAGAAACTCGGCAGCGGCCAGCTCACGAGGGATGAGTCCGGCGAGCAGGGCTCGGCCGAGCTGCTGTACGACATCAACGGCACGACCGACGAGGAAACGGCGCTGACGAGCCTCAAGTCCGCCGCGCCGGCCACGCACAAGGGGATGAACCGCCAGGAGTGCGGGGTCGAGCCGACCGACGACAAGAACCACTGGATCGGCACGGCCCGCTACTCCCTGGACCCGTCCGACACCGCCACGCGGTTCAGCTTCGACACCGGCGGGGGCAGCCAGCACATCACCAACAGCCTCTCCACGATCAGCAAGACGCCCGCGCCGGGCAAGACGGCCCCGGACTTCAAGGGCGCCATCGGAGTCACCGCCGACAACGTGGAAGGCGTGGACATCACCACGCCGGTCTTCAACTTCGAGCTGACCAAGTACCTCGACAGCGTCACGACGGCCTATCTCGGCAACGTGTACGCCCTGACGGGGAAGGTCAACAACGCCCAGGTGGTGCTGACGGTCAACGGGGCGACGATTACCTTCCAGGCCGGTGAGCTGCTGTTCCTGGGGGCCTCCGGCGGAAAGACCATCGGCAAGGGCCAGTGGGAGATCACGTATCGCTTCGCGGCCAGCCCGAACCGCACCAACATCGCTGTGGGCGACATCACGGTGCCGGCGAAGAAGGGCTGGGAGTACCTGTGGGTGCGGTACGAGGACGTCGAGGACGCGACGGCCAAGGCCATCGTGAAGCGGCCGCTGGCGGCCTATGTGGAGCAGGTGTACGAGACAGGCGACTTCAGCGCCTTGTGATCCGCCATGAGAAAGGTCAAGCCCGGAGATCCGCTGGTGATCCGAGCCGCGACGTTTAACACCTTCGTGGACGCCGCCCAGGACTTCCTGCGCCGCCAGCGGAGCATCGGCCGCACGCCCGTAGCCGGCCGGCCGCCCTTTGAGACGGTCCTGCTGAAGAACGCCAGCGGTGCCGACCGCGGCCGCTTCGACGTG